TTGGCAGGAACGCGCACCAAACGGGGATTCGGGCGTCTACGTGAACTCCCCTCGGGGCGATGGCAGGCGGCATACCTCGGACCCGACAGCATCCTCTACAAGGCCCCGGCCACGTTCGCGGCCAAGGTAGATGCCGAAGGCTGGCTATCGGCAGAGCGACGCAAGATTGACCTGGAGACCTGGAGACCGCCAACCGCTGAGGCTGCACGCGGCGTGACCGTCAAGACCTACTCGGAGCAATGGCTGGCCCAGCGTGACATCAAGCCCCGGACGCGCTCCCTCTACAAGGACCTCCTCCGGCTCCACATCAATCCCGGCCTTGGGGACGCGGAGCTGGCCAAGGTGACCCCGAGCCAGGTCCGCGCATGGCACGCGGGCTTGGAGACCGGCGCGACACGCAAGACCCACGCGTATCAGCTCCTCCACGCGATATTCCGTACCGCGGTGACCGATGAGGTGATCGACGCCAACCCATGCCGCCTGGAGGGAGCCATGCACACCAAGCGCAAGCGGGAGCCCGTCGTCCTGGACGCCAAGGAGCTGACCGCGCTGGCCGACGCCATGGGGCCACGGTGGGGGATGTCGGCCCTACTCATGGGCTGGTGTGGTTTGCGGCGCGGAGAGTTGTTTGAACTCCGGCGCGGGGACGTGAACCTCAAGTCCGGGACAGTCTCGGTCACGCGCGCGGTGACGTATCGGGACGGGAAGTTCCGGGTGGACACTCCCAAGACCTCGGCGGGTACCCGGACCGTGGTGGTGCCGCCGCACATCGTCCCGGACCTCAAGAGGTTCATGCGGGAGCACGTCGGCAAGGGCTCGGACGCGCTTTTGTTCGCCACTGACGCCGCTACTCACGTAGGGGAGTGGGACTACCGCAAGATTTTCAACCCGGCCCGCGACAAGATCGGCAAGGCGGATCTGCGGGTTCACGATCTGCGGCACGCCGGGGCCGTTCTCGCTGCGCAGAGCGGCGCGACGGTGGCCGAACTCATGCACCGCATCGGCCACACCACGCCGACAATGGCCCTGCACTACCAACACGTTGCCGCGGGTCGGGACGCCGAGATTGCCCGCCGAATGAGCAAGTTGGCCGCCGGGAGTTAACGCTCGCCGTTAGCGTGTTGACGCATGAAGTCAACACGGGGACAACGAATCTCGGCGTGTCCATGTTTGACAGACGCGGCGCGCACGCATACCTTGATCCTCACACCGCACCGAGACATTGACCAGGACTATGTAGGCCCTATCGGGCCAGCCGTCTCGGAGTCACGACCGACTCCCGTGTGAGGTGAACATGGCTACCAAGGCCACCACGTACGTGTCCCTCGTTGATCTGGCCGAGCGCTGGGATTGCTCCACCCGGACCGTCCGCCGCTTGATCTCATCCGGCCAACTCGCAGCGTTCCGGCCCACTCCAGGCGTCATCCGTATCTCGGAGACTGAGGTGGCCCGTTTTGAGGCCAAGGCCTCGGGTTGCTTCCCCGCCGCGTGACCTGGAGACGAATCACCAACCCGAACAACATCATTCGGTTCGTCTCCAGGAGTGCAAACGTGACATCAATTCTCATCGTCATGGTCTCGGCCATGGCTTGGCCCGCCGGATACGGCCTCGGCGTCATTCTCCGCCACCTCCAGGTGGTGGGCCGATGACCGAAACCATCACCCTCGCATCGGGTGAGAAGGTCCCCGTAGAGGGTCTGGTGGCCGCCGAGTTTCGGCGTATCAAGGCCGAGGCGCGTCTCACGGTCCTCAAGGTTAAGGCCGACGACCTGGAGAAGGAGCGCCGACGCAGGGCAACCAAGCGCCAAGCCGATGCCGAGGAACGATCCGCCGAGGCCTTGAAGCTCCGGGACCAGATCCCGGCGACCGAGTCCCTGGCGGATCTCCTGGCCGACCCGCCGGAGGCCGAGGAGTACGCGGTGGAGGGTCTCCTCCCGACTGGCGGCCGAGCCCTGTTCCCCGCGGCCCGCAAGTCCGGCAAGACCACGGCCCGCAATGAGCTAATCCGCTCCCTGGCCGATGGAGTCCCGTTCCTCGGGCACTTCCCGACGCGCGCCAGGAGCAAGGTCACGGTCATCGACATCGAGATGTCGCGCGCCCAGAGTTACCGCTGGCTGGCAGATCTCGGTATCCAGAACACCAAGGCCGTGAACATGATTCACCTCCGTGGGAAGGCGGCCACGTTCGACATCACCGACCCCGCCACACGGGCCGTGTGGGCCGAGGAGCTGGCCGGGTCCGATGTCGTGCTCCTGGACTGCCTCCGGCCGATCCTGGACGCGCTCGGGCTCAACGAGAACACCGACGCTGGCCAGTTCCTCGTGGCGTTTGACGCGCTCCTGGATGAGTCCAAGGCCTCGGAGGCCGTAGTTCTCGACCACGCCGGACACGGCAACGACCGAGCCCGCGGCGACTCCCGTAAGGAGGACTGGGCCGATGCCCTCTGGTACCTGGAGATGGAAGACCGCCAGGACCCGGCCTCCGAGCGCAAGTTCCGCGCCATGGGCCGGGACGTGGAGGTTGCCCAGGGAACCCTTGAGTTTGACTCCGAGACGCGTCGGCTGCTCTACCTGCCGCCGGTACCCGATGCCGCCAAGGTGGCCAAGGACACCGAGCGCAGCGCCCGCAACATCAAGGCCCGGGCGGCCGTTGCCGAGTGGGTACGGGAGCAGAACAACATCGGCGTCGAACCGACCAAGCGCGACACCGAGAACTACGCCGGTGAGGGTCTCCCGAGGGCTGCTATCCGGGCCGCGGTCAAGGACCTCATCGAGTCAGGGGAACTGGCTCTGTCCACCCAAGGCCGTAGCCACCATCTACGCGCTGTAGACCCAATGTCGGCCAGACCTCTCAAGGCCGTGAATCCGTTCTCCGAACCGGCAAAACCGCAGGTCAGCGCATTGGCCGCTATTCGCCGCCCGGATTCGCTGGAATCGGGCCAGGTTCGGCGAATAGACCGGCGAATAGGCGGCGAATAGCCCATGCCATCTGACCTGCGGAAACGCACCCTATTCGCCAACTCGCCGGTATTCGCCGGTATTCGCCAAACGTATTCGCCAACTCGCCGCCGCCCTATAAGGGGCGGTGGCCCCGGCGAATGGCGCATAGAAGTTCAACTTCCAACAACCAAGGAGCCCCCACCGTGAGTACCGACGACGACATCTTCCAGGACCCCGAGCTACTCAAGGCATCGGAAACCACAGACCCCCAACCGCTCAACCGAGACGAGATAGCGGCGTGGGTTGAGTTCTACGCAGCCGAGGGCGGATCCGTGAAGTTCCTACACCAGCGGCGTCGGTGGCTGACCGATCACGACGCGGTCCGACTGGAACAGGTTGGCCCGGATTCGTTCGACATTGTCGTCCGGGTCGACGGGACCTATCACGGCCGCGACGACGCCGAACGTATGCGGACGTTCATCGCTGAACAACTCGCCGCGGCCATGGCATTGGTGATGAGCCAATGAGCGCGCCAGCCCGTATCCCCGGCATCGACATGCGTCTGCGGCATCGGGGAGATCCGGCCGCCGAGGAGGTGCTCGCACTGCGGGAGTGGTGCCTGGAGTTGGCCGACATGTTGGACGACTGGCTCAGCGCACGGGAGGCCTATCGAGAACACCAGGCCGAGCAGGCCGAGGCCCGTGAGCACCGAGCACAGACCGAACTATCTGGAGGCACACACCGATGAGCACACAACCGAAGATCGACAAGCAGGCCTACCGCGACGCGCTCGCATACCTGTATGCCAAGGCATCGGGAGACCAGGACGGCATGAGGGCCGTGGCGTTGGGATGCGACAACGCCGGGCTGGTGCTCGACGCCATCGCGGACATGAGCCTCGGCCTGGCTGCCATCGCCACCAGCGGTGAGCCACGCCTGTGGCTTGACAAGCTCCGCGATGACCTGGACACGCTCCTGGACGCGTACAACCAACGCGCCGAGGACGGTGGTCGGGATGCTTAGGGTCTGCCTCGGCTGCGGGGAGCCCACCGAGGGCACACGGTGCGGACCATGCGCGTACGACCATGAGCGCGTCACCGAGCGGCCGACCCGCGAGCAGCGCGGCTACGACAAGCGTTGGCGTCGGCTCTCCGAACGTGCCCGCAAGCTCCAGCCGTTCTGTGAGGACTGCGGAGCCACCGAGAACCTCACCACCGACCACTCCCCGGAGGCCTGGCGTCGGCGCGCTCGGGGCCTGGCTGTGAGGCTCCAGGATGTCGCCGTTGTTTGCGGCCCCTGTAATAACCGCCGAGGCCGCGCCAGGCCGTCACCGGACGACTCAGAGCCCAGGGGGGTTACCCCTGGTCAGAGGCCTAGGCCACCCGCCGGTGAGTCAAAGTGTGCGACAGTAATCTCAGATAGTGAGACAATGATCCCAGGAGGTGAGCGGTGAAGTCCGGTGCAAAGGGCACGATCACGGCCGAGCCGTTGACGTTCAAGGGCTACCCCAAGGACCGGGCGCGGCGTCGGGAGCGGTTCATCGGTCAGTACCTCAAGGTACCCAAAGGCGTTGGCGCACTGGAGGATGTCAAGCTCCGCAAGTTCCAGCGCGACATCATCCGGGAGGTCTACGCGGACGGTATCCGTACCGGCCTGGTCAGTATCCCGCGCGCTAACGGCAAGACCTCGCTGGCCGCAATGCTGGCCGTGGCGGAGTTGTTCGTCGGTCCGGCCTCGGCGGAGGTTCTGGTGGTCGCCAGCGACCAGCGCCAGGCCAACATCACCCTGAGGTTGGCGCGCAGGATGATCGAGTTGAATCCGGAGCTGGCGGAACGGGCTCACGTATTCCGCGACCGTATCGAGGTGCCCGAGAACGACGCCACGCTGATCCCGCTCCCGGCCGAGCCTGGAGCCCTCCACGGACATGACCCGTCGCTGCTCATCGTGGATGAGCTTCACGTGGTCACCGCGGAGGTGTGGGAGGCCGTCACCTCGGTCACCGGCAAGCGGCCGGAGAGCCTGACCCTGGCCATCTCGACACCGGCGGCGTCGGTGGACTCGGTCATGTGGAAACTCGTGGCTCACGGCCGCGCGGGCAATGACCCGGCGTTCGCCTTGAAGGAGTACGCCGCGCCGGAGGGTTGCGCCACCGACGACACCGAGGCCTGGAGGACGGCCAACCCGGCCCTGGCGTGTGAGCGGCCATTCTTGGCGTTGGACGGCATGGAGGCCGCACGGCAGACGTTGCGGGAGCCCGTGTTCCGCCAGCTCCGCCTCGGCCAGTGGGTCGGCCAGGTAGACCGCTGGCTTCCATGGGGAGCGTGGGAGGAGCTGGCCGCGCCGGAGATCCAGGTCATGGGCCGCCAGCGCGTGGTGTTGGCGTTCGACGGGTCGGCCTCGGGTGACTCCACGGCGTTGGTCGGCGCGACGTTGGGGCCTCGGCCCCACCTGTTCCTGGCCGGTCTGTGGCAGAACTCCGGAGATCCGCGTTGGCGAGTCCCCCGCTCCGACGTGGACGCCAAGGTCCGGGAGATGTTCGACCGCTACGACGTGGTGGAGCTGGCCGCCGACCCGTGGGGTTGGCGCTCGGAGATCGAGACGTGGGGCGCACGGCATGGGGAACGTCGGGTACTGCAGTGGAACACCGCCAACGCCCAGCGCATGGCCCCGGCAACTGACAGGTTCTATGCCGCGGTGACCACCGGCCAGCTCACCCACGACGGCGCGGAGGATCTCGCCACCCACCTCGGCAACTGCGTGGCCAAGTCCACGCCGCAAGGGGACCTGGTGAGCAAGGACAAGCGCGGATCTCCCCGCAAGATCGACGCCGCGGTGGCCGCCATCGTCGCGTTGGACCGAGCCGCACACCACACAACCAAGAAGAACCGAAGGCGCGCAAGGAGTTTCGCGTCATGACAAGGAGTAACTCAGTGAACGAACCGACCAACCACGAACTGGCCCAGGCCTTGGATGTCCGGGCCGCCAAGCTCCATGAGCTGGAGCTGTACTACCGAGCCCGCCAGCCGTTGGCGTTCCTGGCTCCCGAGGCGAAGAAGGCCTTGGGGTCCCGGTTCGGCATCCTCGGGGTCAACTTCGCGCGGCTGGCCGTGGTCAGCATCGCGGAGCGGTTGCGCGTCTCGGGATTCACCGACACCGCCGGTAACCGTGACACCGCGGCCTGGGAGCGGTGGCTCCGGTGCGACCTAGACCAGCTCGCGCCGACCGTCCACCGTGAGGCGTTGGCGTTGGGTGAGGGCCACGTCATCGTCTGGGCCGATGACCGCGGCCGTGCTCGCGCCACGGTGGAGTCCTCTCACCAGGTCAGCGCGTACCGCGACAGCGGGAGCGGGGAGGTCCTCGGCGCGGTCAAGCGGTGGGAGGACTTGGACCCGTCCGGTGTGGCGCGCCAGACCAACTACGTGGTGTTCCGGCGTGACCGGATCGAACACCTGGTGAGCGACGGGGCCAGCATCACGGCCGCGAAAACCGTTCGGGTGGTGGACAATCCGCTGGAGGTTGTGCCCGTGGTGCCGTTCGTGAACGCGGACCGGGTGATGGATGTCCACGGTGTCAGCGAGATCGAGGACCTCATCCCGCTCCTGGACAGCCTCAACAAGGTGGTCAGCGACATGTTGGTGGCCTCGGAGTTCTTCGCGCGGCCCCGTCGATGGGCCACCGGCATCGAATTGGAGGAGGTGCCGGTCCTGGACGACAACGGCCAGCCGGTGACCGAGGACGGTGAGGTGGTCACCGAGGCCGCCAACCCGTACCCCGATGGTGATCGGATGATGATCTCCGAAGCGCCGGAGTCGAAGTTCGGCCAGCTCGACGGCGCGGATCTCACCGCGTACCGGGAGGCCGTGGACATCCTGGCCGAGCAGATCCGCGCGGTGAGCGCGCTCCCTCCGCATTACACCGGCACCGTGACCGGCAACCCGTCGTCGGCGGACGGCATCCGCGCGGCCGAGGCCAGCTTGACCGCGCGCGCCGAGGCCAAGCAAGCGACGTTCGGCCGGAGCTGGGAGACCGTGGCCAAGCTCATGGCATCCATCGACACCGGCACCGAGGTGTCCGAGCACACGCCGCGCGTCGTCTGGGCCGACCCGGCGACCCGGAGCGCGGCCCAGGAGGCCGACGCCACCACCAAGCTCTACGCCGCCGGTCTGCTCACCCAGGAGGAGGCGCGTGAGCGTCTCGGCATCACGAACCCGGCCGCCGGTCCGACACCGGCACCCATCGAGAACACCGACAACGTGACGGAGGACGCCGCGTGAGCATCACCGACGACAAGGACAAGACCGCCGACCCGGCCGCCGAGGCCCCAGATACGGCATCGGAGACCACCGACGCCATCACCGGCGACCAGGCACAACAGCCGGAAGCAGGCCCAGACGCCGCACAGACGGCCGATCCCGCGGCCTCGGCCCCGTCAGACCAGGACACCGCCGATAACGCCGCTGCGGGTGACGATTCCGGCACTGCTGAGGGTGACGAGCCGAAGACCTTCGACGCCGAGTATGTCGGCAAGCTCCGCGCCGAAGCGGCCGGATCTCGGGTCCGGGTCAAGGAACTGGAGGCCAAGCTCCATCGGCTCCTGGTGGAGCAGGACGGCCAGCTTGCCGATCCGGCGGACCTGGAGTTCGACCCGGCGCATCTGGACGATCCCGAGGCGTTGGCGTCGGCCATCGCGGCGTTACTGGAGGCCAAGCCGCACCTCAAGGCCAGGCGTTTCGAGCCCGGAGCCGCTGCCCAGGGAGCCAAGTCCGGGACCTCGGGATCGGTGGATCTCGCGGGACTCATGCGCCAGGCCACGATGTAGGCAGAAGAGAACCCTCACCGCGATTGGGCTTTGGATTACGCCGCTGGTTTGGCAGTGAGGGCTACCGACGACGATACCCGAGGCCTTGGCATAGTTGCCAGGGTCTCGGGCATCTCATATTCTGGGATGTAACACCCAGGTGGTGGGATTGCAAGACGCCGAGGTGGCCAGGTGCCCAGAGTGCGAACACCGTTGAACTACAACCACTTTGGAGATACTCGTGGCAACTCAGACCACCGGCACCCTGCCCACCTTGCAACAGGATCAGATCGCATCGTTGCTGGTCCAGCCCTTGGAGGCCGAGAGCGTATTCCTCGCGGCCGGTCCCAAGATCATTGACACCAACGGCCCGATCCGGGTCCCGCGCATCGCCACCGGCCTGTCGGTCGGTTTCGTCGGTGAGGGTGCCCAGATCCCCGAGGCCTCGGTCGGCATGGATGAAGTGTCGATGCTCCCGAGCACGCTCAAGAGCCTCAAGGTCCTTTCCCGCGTCACCGCGGAAGTCCTCCGGTCCAGCGCGGTGGCCTTGGATTCGATCCTCAAGACCCGCCTTGTCACCGACACGGCCGCGGCCCTGGACACGGCACTGTTCACCAGCACCGGCTCCAGCAACACGATCAAGGGACTCCTCAACCAGTCCGGCGTCGCCACCGGCGTCCTGGACGCCACCGAGCCCGACTCGTTCCTGGACGGCATCGGCATCGCGCGCGCCAACGAGGTCCGCCCGAATCGTTGGTTCTTGTCCCCGGCCGACTACCTGGCCGTCCGCAAGATCAAGGACGCGGACGGACGGTACATCCTGGAGCAGGACATCACCGCCGAGGGTGCCGAGCGTCTGTTCGGTATCCCGGTGACCGTCACCAGCCGCATCCCGACCGGCAAGGCCGTCCTGGCGGACATGAGCCTGGTGGCCGTGGCCCGCGACATGGCCCCGACCGTGGTCATCGACAGCTCGCGGTACTTCGACACTGACGAGGTGGCGCTCCGCGTCGTCGCACGGTTCGACCTGGCGCTCCTCCAGCCCAAGGCCGTGACCGTTCTGACCGCGGCCTGATCGTCCCTCAATCGTGGTCCGCGGCATCGGTTGTCACGTTCCGATGCCGCGGGCCGCTTCCACATAGGAGGTAACCGTGGCCGTCACCAACACCGACCTGGTCAAGTGGCTCGGGGCCGACACCACCGACACCACGCTCATGGCCCAGGCCACCCAGGCCGTCACCATGGCCGAGGCCATGTGCGACGCCTACTGTCGGGGAGCCCACCGCTACGCCTCGGGAGCCACACGTCCCGGCGTGGACGCCGTCGTCCTCATGGCCTCGGCCAGGATGCTGGCCAACCCGGAGGGACTCCGCTACGCCACCGGCGTCGTGAGCTTCGACGACGCGTTCAACGGGTTCACCCTGGCCGAACAAATGGTGTTGAACCGCTACCGGAAGCGGGCCGCGTAATGCCGCGGCTCCTCCTCCGGGACATGGTGACGCTACGCATCGGTGGAGGCCGGGATGAGAATGACGACCCGATCCCAGCCCAGGACGTGCCGATCCGGGCATCGGTCATCCCGATCTCCGGCCAGGAGCAGGCCCAGCGCGGCCGGTCCACCACGCTCACGACGTACCGGCTGGTGGTCACCGATGCCCGTATCGAACAGGTCACCACGGTGGGCTGGCGGACCAAGACATGGACCTTGGAGGGTCTGCCGATGCCGTACCGCGTCGGCCGCGCGACACATCATTACGAGGTGATGATGTCCCTGGGCCAAGGGTGAGAGAATAAGGGCAACAACTCAATATCTCGGAGGTCGGACACCTCCGCGTCACGCTGGCAAAGGCCCCGGATCTCGATGAGGTCCGGGGCCTTGGTCGCAGGTCGAGAGTTGCACGGATATTGCACGCTTCAACCGAAAAACGCTCTGACCAGCTATGTCACAGTGCCCCCGGCAGGACTCGAACCTGCGACCTAGGGATTAGAAGGCCCTTGCTCTATCCACCTGAGCTACGGAGGCGAAACCGACACGCAGAGTGTACGGCAGCGCGCTCCTGACGCCGACGGCGGCCGTATCCACAACCGAGGTTCTGTCCACAGTGTGTTCTCGTGCGCGGTTTCGGTACTGGTTTCTGCGCAATGCTCATGAGCAGCCATCTCATTCCGGGTACCGAGCCCGGTGTGTAGCCGTATGGCACAGCACGCAGGAGCGGATCAATGTACGAGACGTATTCGACGGTCGTGGGGCGAGTGATCACCGACCCCAGGCGGAGTCGTATGGCAAATGGTGACGAGGTGATCTCGTTTCGCGTTGCGAGCAACACGCGGCGACGGGATCGTGCCACCGGGGAGTGGATCGACGGGCACAGTCTGTTTCTGACCGTGTCGTGCTGGCGACGTCTGGTCAACGGCGTAGCGAGCGCGATCGAGAAGGGTCGACCGGTGATCGTGCACGGGGCGATTCACACCAACAGTTACACGACCAGCGATGGCGAGTCCCGCACCGAACTCGAGTTGATCGCCGATTCGGTCGGCCTCGACCTCTCACGATGCGTCGTCGAATACCGCGGACGCGGTGACGGGGTGGCTGCCCATTCAGCGGACACGCAGCCGTCCGTCGTCGAGTCGGGAGATGCTTCCGGCGCTGCCGCATGATCGACGTCCCGCCGCGATGAGCCCCGGAGGGGTGTGCTCGTCGCGGCGGGACCGGTCAGTGCTCGGAAGGATCTGCAGCGCAACGGAACCCGAGGTGTGACGTCGCCGAGTCGTCCGATTGCGGTGAGCGCGCGGCGGGCCGGTAGCGGCGGCAGTAGTGCGGTGAACACAGATGCGAGCCGCCCTTGGTGACCCGGGAGACGTGGGGCGATGCGGTCGGTGCGAGAAGGTTGGTTCGACCGTCGGGGGAGACGGTTGCCAGATCCGGCGGTACGTGGCGTGGCGTGAAGACGTCCGATGTGCGCTCCCAGACGTTGCCGATCATGTCCACCAGCCCGAAACCGTTGGGCGGGTAGCTAGCCACCCTCGACGTTCCACCCCAGCCGTCGCTCGCGTAGGGGAAATCACCGATCCAGGTATTGGCGAGGATCGCACCATCGGGGTGCAACTCGTCGCCCCACGCGTACTCGTGCGCGCCGCCGATCCCACCGCGCGCGGCGTACTCCCACTCGGCTTCGGTCGGGAGTCGACGCCCCGCCCACTCGGCGTAAGCGACCGCGTCCGCGTAGGCGATCTGGGTGACGGGGTGGTCCTCGTAGCCGACGAGATCGGTCTCGGGACCGAGTGGGTGCCGCCACGATGCTCCCGGCTGCCAACGCCACCAGTGCCGCCAGTCGGTGAGATCCACTGGGCCGGACGTCGGTGTGAAGACGAGTGCACCGGGCACGAGCAGTGCCGGGTCGGCGCCGGGGAAGTCGGCTGGGTCTATCGGCAGCTCTGCGATCGTCACGTACCCGGTGGCCGCGACAAACGCCGCGTACTGGGCGTTGGTCACCGGGTGTCGTTCGATGGCGAACGCGTCGACACGGCGCTCGTGGTGAGGACGTTCCTCCGGGTAGAAGCGATCCGATCCCATGGAGAACCGGCCACCGGCGAGTTCGACGAGTTCGGTCAGTGGGGCAGCGGTCGACACACCATCGATGGTGCCAGCGTGGTTGGCGGCTGTCCGCCCGCGACGGTGGACCGACTCGATCACGGCCATGTGGGAGTGTGTCGCGCCACGTCGATAGAGTGGTATGCGACGTTGCGCCGAGAGCCCGTCGTGTCACCGATGAGTGGCACCCCGGCACCAACTCTCCGGAACCGGGACCCGAGCGCAGATGACCACAACACCGCAGGTAAGGACATTACGTGGCTGGCGAGTTCATTTACACGATGAAGCTCGAAGCCATCATGCACACCGAATCTGTAGAACGCAAGGTCAACGTCGTTTACGCACTTCAGTAGGCGTGTCTCACCCCATTTTCGAGTGGTTGTTTGTGGCGCCTGAGAGCGGTCAAAATCGGTTGCGGTGGTGAGGAATGTGTGAGCCTCACATACTCTGACCGCGATACGCTCCCCGCATGGCGATCCTGAAACGGCAGTGGGGTGAGAACTCCAAACCCCGCTACGAGGCTCGTGTACGTGTTGGCGGCAAGTCCCGTTCCAAGAGCTTTCCCACCCGACGTGAGGCGCAAGAGTGGGAGCGCGAACAGCAAGGCCGCAAGCCCATCGGCAAGCGAGCCGACAACCGGCTGATGAGCGTTCAGGTGGGG